ACAATCGCGCATAATGAACGTCTTGGATGTTCCGCCGACGCCATCAGTCCATGCAGCATTTATTACTGATTTTGCAGTAAGGGTTGGACACTCAAAACCAAGCCGTTCAATTTGAAGTTGATTCGTGCCATACTCGCTTCCCGCCGTGCCTCCCGTGTAAATGAAACTAGATGTTCCGTTCATTTGCAGGATCGAACTGGTCAGCGTGTCGCCGTAGATGTAAGTGTTGCCAGTGCGTGTTAAGTCATTGGTAACAATATACCGACCCGCAGGAAAATAAATTGCCACCGCGCCTGAGTCAAACGCCGCTTGAATTGCCAATGTATCATCAGTTGTGCCATCGCCAGTAGCGCCAAAATCTATTACAGAAACTGTTTGCGCTAGTTTATCAGCTACTGTGTAACCGCTAGTTACCGCCCCTGTAAATGGTGGATCATACTCAATGCTGGCAGCGCCAACATTTAGGCCAGTAGCTTCTGGAAAATTATAAACAAACAGATTCTTGCTATCATTGACGGTAATTGAAAAATCAGTTGCATTCACATAAATCTGCGCTGGTGTTCCATTTCGGTAGATATAGCCATTACTTGTCACAAGCGGCTGGCTTGCTGTAATCGTCAAAGCCTCGTCATAATAGACTTGCAGCGGATTGGTCACAGGATCTAGGTTGGCAACACCAATATAGATGTTGCCATTATCAAGAGGCTGACCATCTCGATCATAGAATACAGGAAATGGAACTTGTACGGAGAGAGCGGCCATTAGTTAATCCCTTGCGTCGTTAGGCTTATAGCCGAAATTATGTTATGTGGAAAGGCCATTACTGAATTCGCACAACAGGTGCGCCGCTAGTTCCTGGCATTGAATCTTGCTGGCCTTGCGTTACCGCTGCTTGAGTTCCAGCCGCCTGCATCAATGCTGGCTTTGAACCTTCAAGCCGATCAGAAAGTTTAGTCAGAATGTTAGCTTCTTCCTTGCTTCCTGACTTTGTTTTCGCAAGCATCGCCATCAAGTTGCGGACTGGCTTGCTTTCATAAGCGCGAACCGCTCCGGTGAAAGCCGCAGCCAACGCCGTGCCAACGCCACCTGTTTGCAGAAAATCTCCAAGCCCCAGAGCGCCAAGCAGTAACGGAAAGTTTTCCTGTCCCGTTTGAGTCTTGACGCCAGCACCAGAAGCGCGGCGAGTGGCATTCAGGACGCGAACCAGGCCTTTGATTTCCTCCTGCTGTGACTTGCCGAAAAATACGCCAAGCTGATCCGCACGCTTGTTAATTTGCGTGATGAATTTTTCTGCACTGACAGCGCCGCCCTCAACGCCCATATCTTTCGCAATACGATTGACGATTGCCATACGAGCTAGAGATTGGCCTTCAGGAGTTAGCGACTTATAGAGCGCAGAAACATCGCTCTTTTTGCCGCTGAACAGCATATTGTTAATGACTTCAGGCGTTGCTTCACCGTTGCGTATTATGCTCTTGAGAGCATTACGATTGGCTTCCTGAATGCTATCACTCAAACGTGCGTCAGAAATGCGCCACTTATTATAGTTGGTGCGTCCGCCACGATCTAAGATGAAGCTTCCCATGTCATCTTTGAATGGGCCGTAAAGGTTTTTGACAGCAGCTTTCACGCGATCAGATGCACCAACCGACAAAGCCTCGTCCTGCCAAGCCTTGCCCAAAACATCACGGCGGAAAGCTTCCATTGCTTCGATGTCTCGTCCAGCAGCTTGCCCACGAATCTCTTGCAACTTAGCAATAGCTTCGTCTGCGGCGGGTGTACGAGCCTTGGATAGGTCTGCGATTTGATCGTCAATAGCCTTGACAGTCTTATCAACAGCGACTTCCCCAGCGCCAGCAAGTCCAGAGAAAACATCACGCTTCAAGGTGGTATATTTTTCAACAACGTCGCCGCGCTTGCGAAGAACATCAGAAACAATACGATCTTCTACGTCAGCCGGAATAGCGCCTGCATTTTCAATAATGAAGTCTTTTACCGCTACTTCACGGGCTTCCTGTTGAGTTGCGCGTGCGCCACCAGTTCCAACAATAGGAATACGCTCACCGATTGTTTGAGCAGCCTTGCCCATAAACGTTTCAGGTGGACGAATGTCCGATGTCATAACTGGAATGCCAGTGCGCTCCCCTGCCGCAATGATTTCCCGTGGCGCAGCTGGTGCGATAAGTTCTTCTGTAACGCGAGATACAGGCGCAGCAGGAGCAGCTGGTGCAGTTGGTGTTGCCAAAGGAACTTCAGGGCCACCGCGCACACCACGCACCGATGAAACAATTGCAGGAATGGCTTGCTCAAGCAACTTACCAGCACCGCCAGCACCGCCAGCAATGGCAATTTCTGTAGTGTCTAATTGCCCACCAGCTCCGGCTTGAGTTGCTTCGATACCAGTTTGAGTAAGCGCAGAGCGACCAGCAGCGCTAGTAACAGTGGCAGCGCGACCAGCAGGTGTGAAGGCAAGGATGCCACCAATCGCACGCGGAACATCGCTCCAGCGGAAACCTGGCTTAATGCCATATTCCTGCCCATCTTGTGAACGAAGTATGTAGTTGCCTTTTTCATCTTGACGCACTTGAACGCCAGGATAGTTTGACTTAATGATCTGCACCGATTCTTCGGGGCTTGTGAACATTGTACCAATACCTGTACGCGCACCAGCAATGGATAGCTCGTTTAATTCAGGCATCGTTGTCCAGTCAGCGACAGCCTCAATCTCTGGCGTGCTGCGATCTGAGCCAGTTACAGTTTCGACAATGCCTTCAAAGAATCCGGTTTCTTCAGGTGCAGCGCCCTCTGCGGGTGGAAGAATCCGTGCGCCAAAATTGCCAGCATTACGGAATTCAATAGCTTTCTGAAGGTCTTCTTGATTAGGCGTAATGCCTAGAGTGCCAGCAAGCGCGTTTAGTTCTTCAATGGTAGCGCCTCTATTGAAGGCTTCTTGAAGCTGAGTTGCTTTGTCTGGGGAAGTCGCCATTTCATACGGAGTGGCAAGAGTGATGCCCTGCTTTTCAGGGTCTGCGCCTTGGTCGGCCATCAACCCACGATAGGTTTCCGCCAAAGAGTTATAGCCTTGAAGCCTCTGGTTGTAGATAGAGCGTGCAACGTCAGCCATGTCTTTACGCTGCGCTTCAGATAATCCTTCTCCAGAAATTAGCTGGTTATAAGCGTTGCGGAAACGATCTGGTACGCCAGCCGCATTTTGCACAGAAGCTGCTTCGCCCTCACGAACAGTAGAGCCTGGGTCTAGAATCTTCATCAAAGAAAAGACCGAACCAATGTTCCCGATTGGAGTGCCCTTGCTTGTCAAATCAATAATTTGACGGGTGGCGTTTTGAACCTGACGGAATTCCTTAACTTCTGGAATGCCTAAAAATTCTGTTCGCAATGAACCAATGCGGGAAAAGCCTTTTTCTTCTATGTCGCGCTTTTCTCCACGGGCAGCGCGATCTGCTGCTTCCTGAGCAAGGCGAGCACTTTCTTGTTCTCGTGTTTCACCAGCAGCAGCACGCTGTTCAGTAGCACGACGAGCAGCAGCAGCCTCTGGCGATTCACCTCCGATGATAGGGCGAATAGTCCTAATAGGAACGCTAGTTGCGGCTGGCTTGTAGCTGCCAAACTCTTTTTCAAATGCTGCATCATCAGGAGTCGCCATATTAATCACCATATCTTTCACGAGAACGACTTACGTCCGGAGCCTTGCCCCAGCCAGGGAATGTTATATGCAATGCACCTTTGTTACTAGCAGCAACGCGAGTGCCTGGGTATGTTTGTTTTACCAAAGCTATAGCTTCAGAAACTTTCATTCCTTTGGGTGGCATAAAATCTAATGCGTCACCTTTTGGATGCGATCCGCGAGCAGTTGTTGTCATTCCCTGCCTTACTAGAGCCTGCTGATGCTTCTCAGTTCTAAACCCACTTGTAGGAGTAAATCCAAGAGCGCCCAAATCCTTCAATGGATTAATGTCACTGTCCTTGAAAGTTACCAGACGAAGTAGACGTCTGACCTCCAGTCCCCATAACCTTTGCCGCACTGCCAGGGCCAAAAATGCTATCAAACTTCGCGGGTGTAACTGCACCAGCCTTTAATTTAGACACTGCTGCCTCTGGAATAATTGGCTTTACATTTACATCTGGATTTCCGGTTCTTTCTGCTTCTGCCACAGCACGTTCAATGTCTGACTTCAGAACAATACCAATCCCAGACACATTTTCATAAGGCTCAGTCTGTTTAAATGCCTTATCATATATTTTTGCGCCTTCATCATCCTGAGCAAGCACGGTGACGATTGCAGATTCCTGAAGCTTTGGATTATCACTGTATAATTGATAGCCCGCCTTCATGTCCTGAAGCCTCTTTTGAAGATTCGGATTTTCTTTTGCCGCTTCAATGCGCTGATCTAGAATAGAAAGCACTTGCTCAGGCTTCTTATTTCTATGCGCCATTAAAGCATCGACCGACACGTTTCGAATAGCTGGACGATCAATATCTTCTACAGCCTTTTGTACGCCAGCAAGCGCCGTAAACTCGCTGGGATATTTAGATGTTAATTGACGGAATCCTTCAGGAGTTGGGTTATTTACCCAAGACGCAACATCACCTTGAAACTGCTTCTGCAATGCAAATTCGTCACGCTTTAGCCTTGCCATATCACGTTGGGCTTCAGCTTGCTGTTGTTGCTGCCCTAATTGTATGGACTTAAAGAAGGTCTCACTAGGAGATGGAGTTTTGAGTGTATAATCATAAGGCTGAACCATAAGTTACCTCAATATCCTCTGCCGATTGCCAAGCCAGCGAACTGTGCTGGTAGATTTAGTGATTGCTGCCAAGCGCTAGCAGCGCCTAGTTTTGCGCCAGCCCGTGCTGCTCCACCTTGAGCTAGGAGGTCTGCAATAGAACCAGCCGATTGCATACCAGCCGTTCCTACGCCAGCAGCCGATTGCTGACCAAGAGATGTCAATCCACCTAAGCGACCATACTGTTGCTCAAGGAACTGATTGAGCAATGCGGGGCGAAACTGCGCTAATGCGCCTTGAACGTTGCCGCCACGAAGCCCACCAGTTGCCGATGCGTTCTGTAAAAGAGCTTCCTCTTGCTGCCGCGCCAAAGCTTGAAACGCTGGGCTTTGCTCTTGGCCTGCAACATATTCTTGTTGCGCCTCTGGGCCAGCAAGTCCTAATGCCGCCATCTGTGCTTGAAGGGCAGGGCCACCCGCAGCTACATACGGCTGCAACAAGCCACGCATTTCTTCACGAGCAGCCCTTGTTTCAGCGACGCCAGCTTGACTAGCATCATACTGAAGCTGGCCAGCGCTCTTTGCGGCTTTAGCACCCATGGCACTGCCTGCTAGAGAAGTGCCGCCTACAACAAGCGCTGTTACTGGATCAGGCATTAGACATTTCCTTCATATATTCCTCAAGGCTTTCGCCATAAAGCTTTAGCACAACGTGACCTATTTCCATTGCTGCCTGTGTGCCGTGAACCAACTGCACTGTAGCAAGGACAATATCATAATATCCAGCACGCCAAACAAAACTGGTAGCGCACGCATTCCCAGATAACTCAACAGTATCAGACGCCTTCCACTTTAAAATTGCAGTGCTGACAAGGGGAAGCAATACTAAAGCGTTAACTTGATAGAATGGATTTGACGGCAATCCTACCAAAGCAGCCCAAATTGCCATGTCAGCATCGTCGCGGTCTATCTTGTCGCCATCAACAATGTCATCAAAAAGCTGAACAACTTGCCATAGGTCAATTAGCCACTCAACGGCATCTTCGGGCAAAGCTAATGCTTCCACAAAGTTCCGACGCAACCAGTATTCAGGCGTTCCGCTTTTAAGCATATTAAGCTCTCTGCTATTGAGCTACAGGCTGCTCTTAAACGCTCTGTAGCCAAACCATAACACAATCAATCTTCAAATTCAAACTCTCGTTCCTCAAATGCTTGACAAGAGCGTAAATCGTGACAGATGAACTCAAACTTAGTGCAATAGCCACGGAATCCAGCGTCAACGTCCCACTCGTTAAATGGAATCTTTTCCATCTTGGATTGGGTCATTGTGGAGTTATCGTAATACTCACAAAGTGAGCAGCGGCGGCGACGGGCTTCAGCCTCATCCACTTGCATAGCCTTGCCAAGCGCAATCCAGTATTCAGGATTAGCATCGCGCTCGTTACTAGGGTTTTCAGGGCCAAGCATCCAATCGTCAATGACGATCTTGGTGTTCTTCTTGTTCTCAGCAGTGGTGATGAATGGCTCGCTCTCACGCAGACCAGCAAAACCTTCAATAATCATCATTGGCTTTTTCATTACGATACTTCCCGTCCAGATGCGCGAATATTTATTGCAGAAGCTGTTCCAGCAATCGTAGAAATAAAACCACCCCTAGGCAATACATGGCCTACAAGTTCTGGAAATGTATATGTCTCACTAGCTTGAAGCGTCTTGGATTTAACAATCAAGTTGTCATTTCCGGCGGTGCCAGCAGACGCAACTAGGTTTACGCTAATGGTTGCAGCCGAAGCTGAATAGTTAGTTGCAGTGAACTTATCAATGATGGTTTGTACACCAACAGCCGTATATTGGGTCACCTGTGTTGCTTCAGCAGTCCTAGCTGGAATGATGTTACTAATTACAACAGCCACGTTTATTCTCCTTCTAATTGCGCTACACGCGCGCGAAGCGATTGCAGTTCCTTTACCAGCATTGGAACCAACTTTGAATAGTCCACAGCCATCATATCTTCTGGATCTTCTGGCTGGTAAACAGCCTCTGGCGCGACTTCAAGAAGTTCCTGTGCAATAAAGCCGTAGCGTTGATGGACACTACTACCCTTCCAATCAAACTTACGCACCTGAAGCGCATCTATCAAACTTGCCGCATCATCTGCGTCGGAGATGTTTTCTTTTAGGCGAACGTCAGATGTGATGTTGTATAAAACACCAGTGTTAGCGTTGTTAGTTATGCTGCCGATAAATGCACTGTTGGCGGCATTGATAAAATACGCAAATGTGGAACCTGCGCCCGCCGTGTTTCGGTACGATACACACGCAGTGCCAGAAGCAGTGCTAACCGACGATATTCTTGCTGGGCCTTCTGAACTTGTTGTCCCAACCAGCAAGTATCCATTAGCGTCAATACGCATACGCTCTGCAACGGCGTCCGAAATGCGCGTCTGAAACGCCATGTAAGAGCCAACATAGTTGACATCCGCTGGGCCTGATAAAACAAGCCCCGCGCTTTTCAGTGTTCCAACAGTGTCCACGCCTTGAAACAAAAGGCTAGTGTATTTTGTAGTGTTATTTGCAGTGCTGGTATTGGCAGATATAAGATTGCTTGTTCCTGCGGATGCGCTTTCAAATGCGCGGGCGACACCAGAAACATCCAGCCTATATGCTGGCGAAGCCGTACCAATACCTAGACGGTCGTTGGTGTTGTCCCAGAACAGGTTAGCGTTGTCCTGTGTATATACACCCGAAGCGCCTGCGAAGACAACGGAGCCAACGGTAAAGGAAGTAGCCGTGCCTGTGCCGCCGTTAGCAACAGGCAGTCTGCCTGAGACTTGTGTGGTAAGGCTGACGCCTGAAAGCGTGCCGCCAAGCGTCAGGCTTCCGCTAGATGTGACTGTACCAGTAAGAGTGATGCCGTTGACAGTTCCCGTACCGCTGACTGAGGTGACGGTTCCCACAAACGCGTCTGAAGCGTTTATAGTAATTGCGCCGGCGCCATTCGTGATGCTGACATTTGTACCAGCCGTCAACGTAGTCTTGGTCAGTGTATTGCCCGTCGTGTTTCCTATAAGCAACTGCCCATCGGTATACGTTGTTTGCCCTGTGCCACCATTAGCAACTGGCAACGTACCTGTAACTTGTGTTGTAAGGCTGACGTTTGATAGCGTTCCGCCAAGCGTTAGTGATCCTGAAGACGTTACCGTTCCTGTAAGCGTAATGCCGTTGACAGTCCCCGTACCACTAACACTGGTGACTGTGCCTGAACCCTTGTTGTTAAACGTAGTCCAATCAGTGCTAGTCAGGTATCCATTAACCGAAGCTGTCGCGGCAGGCATACTAATGGCGGGTGTCGTACCGCCGCTGGATACAACGGGAGACGTTCCTGTGACGCTAGTAACTGTGCCTGACGCGCCAGTTAGAACGCCGCCTGACAGCGTCAAACCTCCAGCCACGCTAATTTCTTCAGCTGCACCTGTGCTGGCAGTAGTGCGCCCCAATAGACGGCTGGTAGACATCGTAAGACCATTGGTTGAAGCATACGCACTTGGCGCAACGTAATCAGTTGCCGCGACTGCTGCCGATAGTGCGGTTCCGTTACCTTTAATGATGCCGTTAACCGAAGTTGATAAAGTGATTGCAGGCGTTGTAGTGGCATTAGCAACAGTTCCAGCAAAGCCGTTTGCCGAAACAACGGAAACGCTTGTAACCGTTCCAGTTCCCGCTGTAGAGGAAATAGTAATTGAGCCTGAACCGTTAGTGATGCTGATGTTTGTGCCAGCAATCAGAGTGGCTTTGGTCAGCGTATTGCCTGTCGTGTTGCCAATCAAAAGTTCGCCATCAACATAAGATGTCTGGCCTGTGCCGCCATTAGCTACCGCCAACGTGCCACCAAGTGTAAGCGTGCCACTTGTCGTTATTGGTGATCCAGTAAAGGTTAATCCAGTAGTGCCGCCAGAAGCAGCCACAGATGTAACTGTCCCTAAATTTGCAGGAGGTGCTAAATTAAGAGTTTCAGATAATGCAGTGATTTGGGCCAAGGCATCATTCGCACTTTCGCCAGCGTTTCCAGCGGCAATTTCAATGCCAGGTATGGTGTCATTGGTACTTGAATCAACAGTCGCAAACAGCCGCTCAAATTGCTTGATCTGCTCAAAGTCCTGCAAGAATGAAGCAAGTTGATCTCGTGTGAGGGATAGTTTCTGATTAGCCATTAGAACGCTAACGGCTCGATTGCCGCCTCTAACCTAGCAAACGACATATGTGCGTCTGAATCGCCTTGGAATCGCTGTATGCGCCAGTTACGCATCCAACCCTGCTGGAACCATACCAAACGCTTTGCACGTTGCCCTGTCAGTCCAGCATTGATAAACTTCTGTTGGCTATAGGTCTGGCCATCAGTTGAATAGCTGGTGTTGATTGTTGGCTCTACGCCAAACGCCGCTGATCCAGTTAGACCAACAAGCTCAAGGTTCTGAATGATTGCGCCACGGCCTTCATTGTAAACGATTGTCGTTCCAAATTCCCAGCGCACCTTTTGCCCGTAATGGCTTGAGACGTTGCTGACCATATAGCCAACGTTAGTGTTCATTGGGTCGCCCACCAGCCACTTGTCATAGCAATATACAAGGTTCTGTGCGCGATACTTTGACAGACCAGCCACGCTGCTTGTCAGTATGAACCATACAGGCTGGCCCAAGTCCTGCGTAGCGGCAGCGTCAAACACAATCGTGCGGTCAGGAAGGTGAATATATAGATGCTCATGCGCCTTGTCGTTACGCGCTTCTATCTTGATTGTGGACAGCTGGGCTTCAGTAAACTCAAGTAGGATTTGGTCTATCTCTTGCGTGCTGATCTTGTTCGCCTTGGCATTGCCACCGAGGTAAACGCCTGGCGCTTCATTAAACCCACTACCAACGAACGCGATACTTTCAAGATAGACGCAGCAGGCATGAGTTCCGACGACCCCCTTTTCAATCTGCGCTCCTTCAATGCGCTGGAATGGGAATAGGTCACCACCTACGTTGTCAAAGACTTCGATGGTGTTTCGGTTCAATGCGTATATCTCATTGCGAAGTTTCAGCAGTGCGACAACAGGGTCAGGGTCAATTTCAGACGAACCGTACTTCAGCGGGTTAACTTGCGTCGGGTCACTAAGTTCCGTTACGATAAGAAACTCACCGTCTGTGGTCATGAAGTAACCATCCACCCACACAACATCTAACACTACGCCAAGATCAGGATCAGTGACTTGATTAAGACCAGTGCTGGGTGAATAATAAAATAGGTCTTGATTGGACGCGATAGCTAATAGGTCAAAGCTATAATCCATCGTAACTAAATTACCGTCGCTACCAACGTCACCAATAATACTTACATCGCCTGTGCTGGACACCGTGACAAGCGTGGAACCCATCACGCGATAGCAGATGCCATTCCAGTTAATGCCGCCACGATCAACGCCTGGGCCTGTGCCGTTAGCCACCAAACCATCAGCAGGACGCAGGAAGCCTCCACTAATCCCATTATCCTTTGGCACTGGAATCATGTTCACAGGATAAGACGTGCGAAAGTCCGGCCCATTGTCCGTGTAGATGCCGCTAAGGATTGGAACCTGAACCATTTACCATTTAACCTTATCAGCCCAAAACGCCGCGCTCATTTTGCCCTTGGCTATATTCTTTGCGTGTCTAGCCTTGAATGATGCGCGGCGCTTCTTGTTGGATTCGCTTTCGCCCTTGCTGGCAGGAGAACCCATAACACCCTGCTGCCCGAAACGGATTGTCCTGATCTTATCGCCTTCTTTGGCTACCACAACGTGCGACTTCTTCGGATGCGATGGTGTGCGCTTTGGTTTGTTATAACCAGCGACACCAGCACGAGTAAGGCGCGAATCCTTTTTCACTTGGACAACTTACTTCTTTTTCTTCTTGGCTTTGGTCATGGTCATTGACTTACCAGCCTTAGCAACGGCCTTCTTAGCCATTCCCATACCCTTTGAGCCATAGCTCATCTTTCCGCTACCCATTTTCATATCAATTCTCCAATTAGAAAGTTACATGAAGCTTGAATGCTTCAAGCCGCATGAGGTTATTCGCAGTCGCTGGCTTTACCGTGATTGCAAATGTCTGATCCTGCGTGGCATCGACGTTCAGGAATACGTTCGCACCCGTCGATAGGCCATGACCTACAGCAGTCGCTGAGTTGGTTACAACTTGCGAGTCGCCACGATTGCACATCAACTTCTGAACGCACGCACTAGCATTACTAGCAGCAGCAGCAGCCAATAGAACGCCGCCACCATATGTCATGCCCAATGTTTTAACTGTGGAGTTATTGGTTAGCGAGAACAGAGCATCAATCTCCATTCCACCACCAACACCCATAGACCAGCCAGGGACTGTGACAGATGCCAGAGTAACTTCCGTGTTAGCTACAGCAACAGTTGGTGTGCCAAGGCCAGTGACGTATGCAAGATCAATTGTAATGGCAACGCCAGTTGTATCAGCATCCAATGCAGTAACTTCATAGAAGCCATTAACACCAGTTCCTGTTGCCCAAGTCACATAGACGCTTGCACCTACTGCGATAGCCGCTGTCAAGCCGTGAGCGCCAGCACTGACTAACTGAACGCTTCCGCCATCATCAGCATAAGTGAGCGTTATAAATGTAGCTGCTGGCTCAACAAGGCCAATAGGCTCTAGGCTTCCAATTACCAAAGGCGGGAAGTCACGCAGCGTTGGTTGAGCGCCTACATCATATTGTGCAGTTGATTGAATGCCGCTGACGATACGCACAGTGCGATCAACAGGATAAGGGCCAAATGTTTCTGCGCTGTTAGTGAGAGACGCAACCTCTGTGTAGTAGTCATAGCTTACTGGGCCAATTGGCTCAAGCAATACGGTTGTCGCATCGTTGCCCACGTTTCCAACGCTGATATATTCACCAGCAGGAACAAGAACGTCGGTAATGGTCTGAGTAAGGCCTGGTTGAATAATCATATCTTTACCCCTTAATTACAATTAAACGCCGCCATTGCCGGTTTGAATGTTTAGCGTTGTGCCAGATGCTGAGATGTGCGCGAGCTTTGTGAAGCCATTTGCTTTGCGTATAATAACTTCGCTGCCAGCACGAACAGCCAAATCGGCAGTTGTAGCAGTCGCAGCCGTTTCACCAATGCGAACGTAGCAGACGTTTGCGCCAGTATTGACCAAACGGACAGCATTGTCAGTTCCAGAAATGGTTACTGATGCCGATGATGCCGCAGGAGTTGCAACAATGTTCGATCCATAATTAGGAGCAAAAGGATTTACATAAGACATTAGCCAACCTTCCAGTTTGTGCCGTCGCTGTAGACGGGGACTTTGTTTGCGCCGCCACCAGCAACGGTAGCAGCAAATGTTGTGGTGCTTCCATCAGTGATGAAGGCCCGTGCGCCAGCATTGCTTACAGCACTTGGAAGCTGGGCATATGTTACAGGTGTAGTCTGCACTGACGAACAGGTGACAGCGCCAAAGTTTACCTGAATGTATTCAATAAGCGTTGTGACAGAGCAACGGCGCGCATCACCTTGGTTGGTTACGAACAAAGGTAACTGATCTCCACCGGAAACCTGTGTGACAGTTGGTAGCTGATTAATGGTAGGCATGGTTTAACTCCAATCAAGGGGGCCATCAGGCCCAGCATCTATAGGGTCGGCAGGGCGAGGGACGAATGGGTTATCCCAACGCCAAGGCTTGTTGCCCTGTCCCGTTGGCATCGTCTGTGGAAGCTGTTGCTCAAGCGGATAGGTCGCACGTTGCAATAGCACGTTGTAAGCGCCCTTAGCCGATACCTTGGTGTCAGGCGATACAGCCTTGCCATATCCAGGGGCAATCCGAATGGCGAGGTTGGTGATTATAGCTTCCCACGCGCTGTCAGGCACATTGGTTTCTGTATCAAGGTCGCTGTCTTGTGGACTGCTTGGCATTGCGTAACCAAGTCTGATACCCGCTGCGTTCCATTCAGCCATCATGGAATCTAAGCGCCGCAAAGCAGCCTCTAGCTGTTCAGGCTGAAGGTCGAAGACGTAATCTGCCAAGCCTATTTCTTCAAAGGCTGACGTTACGAATTGGCGCTTTGTATATCCCATTTCAGGCTTCCAGTGCTGACGTTATACGTTCTGACAGCGTTATATCAGAAGTTCGCACATTAAACGATACCCCTAATTCTTTCGCCTTAATTTCTAGCTCCTCACGGGTTGGGCCGGAGACTTCATCAATCTCAACAGCCTTAGTCTTTGGCTTCTGGCCTACAGCGTCCTCATAAGACGCAGACCAGCCCTTAGCGATCAATGCGTCGAATGCTTCTTTGTCCGCAGCGGGACGAATAGCGTATGTGCCACCACGAGGCTTCTTGAAAGGGCCTGGTGTGCGATAGAGAATGGTAGGGAAGTCGGTCATTTCTTTGCCTTCCGCTTAGGAGCCTTCGATGGCTTCCCTGCTTTCATTGCTGCATCGCGTGCTACATTGAGCGCAATGGCGATGGCTTGCTTTTTAGGGCGACCAGACTTCTCTTCCATCTTGATGTTCTTGCCGATGCTTGAACGGCTGTAACCTTTTTTCAATGGCACTGATTATCTCCTTAAAGAAGGTCAGGGGATGGTGACTTCCAAACCATCCCCTTTCCTATTGGCTTAGCTCTGGTTGAACAGAAGAATACCAGCCATTTCTGGGTTCGTCATTACAACGCCATACAATGTGTCGAGCGTGTAAAGCGTCTGGAAGGTCAGTGGGTCGAACTTCTTGGTCATGACCAATTCGATACCCTGATCCGTCGATGCACGAAGAACGTCAACGCCTGCGCCATCTGGAACAGCATAGCGACCTGGGAGGAGTTCGATCGAATCCTTGCGCCAGAATGGGTTGATGTTCGAAGCAGCTACGTTCAAGAAGTTGACATCAGCAGTTGCCGAAGTCGCAGTTACTTCAACGTTCTGATACTGAAGTTCAGCATCAGTTGGCGACGAGTTTGCACCGATGATTGGAGGGCTGATGATCATCGAAGTGCCGTCGACAACTTCAATAACGCGGAACGTCTTGAGTTCGCCAGTCGAACGCTTCGTGATGTGGTGAACAGCTTCAATGCCATCGATCGTGAACGCATCGCCAGCAACAACACCAGTTGTCGAGGAAACAGTTACGGTCTGATAGCGGTTGTCAACGTTCAGGATGCCGCCAGTGCTGCTTGTGGTCGCCTTAGGAACATAACGAACCTGAGCGCCATTGGTAGCGATGGTGACAGTTGCAGCGTTTGCAGCGCAACGGTTAGCATAGTCAAGCTTGTAGGTTGAGAAGCTTGCAACTTCACCAACGAACGAACGCTCGTATGCGTTAGCCGACTTGTTACCAGTGAACGAGCGAGTCGCTACTGCCAAGTTGCCAGCCATGCCGTTGTAATCGCGGCTCGACAATGCGAGGTAACGATCACCAGCCATAACGCCCTGTTCGTTCATGATGCTGTCGCAAAGTGCGATGTCATCATAGTCGCCAGCAGCGGTTGCGATTGGAACAACGAGCGTGCCTTGAGCAGCAGCCAAATCCATAACGGAAAGGTTGATGTCAGAAGCAAGCTTTTGCTTTGCGGAATCGCCAAGACGACCTTCCTGCAACGCGTCACGCAGTTCCAGTGCGTTCATCTGCCAAGCAGAGCACTTGTTGAAACCGAGAGTCGATGGAACAGAAAGCTGAGTCATGGTCGAAACGTCGGAGGCAATCGAAGTGCCAACAGTACGATCGAACGACTGAGCGATGTAAGGTTGTGGACGCCAGATGGTGTCGCGTGCGCGTTCCATCGTTACGCCATTGGTGTTGTATACGTTGATGTTCTTTGACAGGATCAAAGCATCGTTGAAGCCTTCGAGGATGTCCTCAAAAGCAACAATTTCTTCTTTCGAAAAAGCGTTAGCCATATTTAATTCCCTATTCTTTCTAAATTAGTTTTATTTCTTACGACGCTTGTATTCCATGACCTTTGACAAGTCTCCGGTCTTCAGAGCTTCGGCACGTAAGCGTTCAAGTTGTGAATCAATGGAACCAGACACACGCCCACCGCTTGTGGTGATTGTACGTTCTGGCGCGGTTGTTGCCCTACGGTTGGTTACTTTCAACTGAGTCTCCAGTTTTGCTACCGCAAAGGCAAACTTCACGGGGTCGGTGATTGCTGCAAGTTCCTTAGCTCGCTTGGTGCTTTTGCCAATTGCGTAGATAAGCAAAGCAGGGTTGTCAGAGCCTTGTAGAACGATCCCTTGTTGCGTTACGTCAAACGTATCTAAAGCCGTAGCCTCAGCTTCGTCATAGTCCCGCACCTTTAACGAGGCTTTCGCCTTCGCATAGGAATCAAGCTTGTCCTGCCATGCCTTAGCTTCAGCATCTCGCTGGGCTGCAACATTGGCTTCGGCTGCATCGTATTCGCGTTTATGCTCATACCAAGCAGCAAGCTTTTGTTCGTACTCGTCGGAATCATAGTCGCAGCTTTCAAGCGTTGGCTTAGATACTAGTGCAACCGGCTTGGTCTCAGTTGCTGTCGTATTTAGCTTTGCTTCAAGCTCACGAATCTTCCGCTCTTTTTCCCGATTTGATTTACGCAATTCACGCACCCAAGCAGGCGCACGAACTTCTTCATCTTGAGGTGGCGATTCCTCTCCGATAGATATTACGACTTCATCTTCGTCATCTTCGTCTTCTGGTTCATCGTCGATGGAATTGGTCTCATCATCCGATTGCTCATTGAAGTCTGTGTCGATGTCGATTGTGTCGATGTTGTCGTCGTTATCCTGTTCTGCCGTTTTCATGTTTTAACCCCATTAACTCACCCAAATTGTGTGGAGGGTGGAACCACATTCGTACTGGGTCGCAATGCTTCCCCAATCTTTTCAGCAGTCTCAATTGCCGACTTGCGCTGGTCAATGTCGATGTTTGAGATGGTCTCTGCTGTCTTGGCTTTCGTTTCTTCCGAACGTGCCAATGTGTATTCAGTGTTAGCTTGTGCTTGGATAGCTTGAGCCTGTGACTTAGCAGCTTCAGCAAGCAGGTAAGTGGTCTGTGCATCTTGCTGCACGTTTGCTTGCGCTTCCATCATCTGCTGCTGCTCTTCTTCCGTTGGCTTGACAACACCCAACTGGACTAGCTGCTTGCGGAAATATTCCTTGATGTCGCCAATGCCTTCGCCTTCCATGTTCATGATAGCCATAGCTTGCAGAACCTGTTGGGTTGTCGGATCGGTGGTAACTTGCATCATGCCTGTAAGCGCACGCACTGTTGCGTCACGACGGCTGCTGAACGATGGGCCAACATCTACAGCGACATCAAACAAAGCGTCAGCCAGGTTATTCTCGTAAATCAGTTCGCCAGTTTCTTCGTCGATCTGTGGCTTCATCAGTTCAATCGAACCGACTTCCTCCATAGAGCCGACCGTCTTCATCTTGCGCTTTTCTTCAACGTAGATGTCTTTAGCCATTGACAGCCATATCTCACCACAGCGCCGAACAGCCTTAGCCATGTTGCTCATGTAGATGAACGTCTGCATATCCAAGCGGGTCTGGATAAGCTCAACAGCCTTGCCACTGATATTGCTGACCATCTTGTCTGATTGCTGGTTGTTGCCCAGTATCTCAGCCATGTCGGATTCGGTGATCTGCAACAGTGCAGCCATTGCTGGCGGAATCTGTGGCGACTTGGTATAAGCAACAGGCCCAGCAGCTTGAGTCTCACCATTAGGGCCAGTGATAGGATTGACCAAGAGGTAAGGATAGTTGCGAAGGTTATCTTCAGCCCACATCACTTGGTGACCAGAGACTTGCTCAGGAAGCAGGATTGGCTTTTCAACGGATGAAAGCGCACTAATCTCGCCCAGCTTCGATAGCTGCATATTCTTCAGGCGCTGCGGGTCTTTCGCTAAACGCACTTGGCCCATGCAACGCTCAACGTTATCGACGAACCAACGCTTGCCATAGACAGGAACGATCGGAATGTTCTTGCCAGCAATGTAGCCCATATCGTCAAGAACGCCGCCACCGCTCATGATATACTTGCGGACGCGCTTACGCTTAACACGCTTCTGGCGCACTTCAACCGTGCCAACAGCGGCAAGAGTTTCTTCTAGCGTTTCATCTGCGTCAAAGTCTGCTTGCGTGTAGCGTTCTTCTTCGCCTTGGATTGTCAGGAATATGCGGACAGTCTCGCGGGTTTCTTCAACGCGATAGTATTCAGCAACGAACACAACATCAGGCGTATCCCAGTCAAACTCATACTGGTGAATCTCTTTGGGCCATGTCGCTGGGTCATCATTCCATTCAGCTTTGTAAGCTTCATAGGTCATGGAATACAGAACGAAGCAATACTTAGCGTCGGCTTTGTCCTGGCGCTTAGAGTCAAGGTCGAAGAACACAGAGCTATCAGCATCATAGATTGGCTCTATGCGGATGCGCTGGCGTTCGTCCTCATCGTTCTCGTCATCTTCATAAGCAGTGCGTAAGCGCCATGCACCAATCCCACCGCCTACAGCTTCCTCAAAAGCGTTGTCGTATGCTTCTTCTGCGCCGCTATCCCGTTCGTCTGCACGATAAAGGCCATTGCAAGTCTCTGCTAGTTTTTCATCCGTGTCGCCGTCCTTGCTAACAAAGTCTACAGCGATGCGGTTGTTACGGTATTCGTTAATGATACGAATGACGCTAAGGTGAATCTTGTTTACCTCGAAGCGCGGCTTGTTTTCGTATTGGTCACCCAGTGGGCCCTCCCATTGTGCGCCAGCGATTGAATAGAAGCGTCTATCCTGAAGGCACTGTAGGCGCTCATCACGGACTGAGGATTGAACACGATCGAACTCCGTCATCGCCTGTTGATGGATGTTCTGGAACCTTTGTTCTTTATTCAGTCGAGCCATTTACCACCTACTCACAGTTGCCAAAGGTTGCACATCGAAAGTCTTTGGAGGGACTGCTCGACGTATGGCCTCGCACGCATAACGTAGCGCATCTATAAGGTGATTATCACGATCCGCAAGGATTGGCAAGATTTGTCCTGTCAAGGGGTCAGTTTTATAACTATAGCACGTTAATTCGTCGATCGTGTGCTGGCAGCGAGGGTGGACAACGATGTCATATGACTTCAACCATTCAACACCTTCCTCTACAGACTTAGGCCCTTTTACTGCAGCCATAATCTTTGGGAAGCCATGTTTACGCATATGGCTAATCGTTTCAGGTCTGGCGCTATCAGCAACGATTGGCCACTTCTCAGACTCAGGCACAGTGAAGAATAGGTCTGGCGTGTCCATAATCTCGCAGCCAACGCGATAGGCCTCGTGATCGACATAGATTGTCCGGCCAACAACATGGCAGCGGATTAGAACAGTCGGGTCAGATGCAAATCCCCAGTCAGCGCCAAAGCGATGTGTTGTGTCCTCTGGCGTTTCAAAGTCCTCTATCTTCCAGTTGCGGAATACACGGGCTTCGCTGTTCGATGCGTAGCTTCCCAGCCAAACGTGCTTGTATTTGTCAGGGTCACGCTCTCGGTCGTATTCCATCTCCGCTTTAAGCACATCAGGGAACCAAGGATTGTCTCGGTAGTTTACCTGTGCAACCACAGCATCAGGTGGTGGCGTTTCACCACGCAGCAACATATCGATCGGGTCACTGCTGTTCAGCGGGTTCCATGTGAACCATAGCTCACTGTCTGGCTTACGGATTGTCGGACGCAATAGGTCAAGTGATCGTTGCGATAGCGTCTGAGCTTCTTCTACCCAAGCGCAGTCGTAACCTTCCAGCGACTTAATGGAGTCGGCTGTGTGGTTCTGCATCCCCTGGAAGATGATTAGGCCATCGCCATGCAGGGATTTTATCTGAGTCTCTTGAATCTCAAAGTAATCCTGAACGCCAAGCTGTTCTATCTTTAGCTCCAGCAAACGCTTGACGGATTGCGATAGCGACTTCTGTATTTCACGGACGCAAACAGTTCTTCGCCGCTGATCCATAACGTGCGCTTCGATAACCATTTCAGCGAAGGCATGACTCTTACCTGAACCACGCCCACCATGAGCGCCCTTATAGCGGCTGGGCTTTAGGAATGGCTTGAACCATCGCGGTGTTTTAATCTTCAGCGTTGTCATCAATCACTTCACGCTGGATGTGTGTAACTAGATTGCCTGTGAGATTCAGCTTGGATGGAGCGTCAAGGCCAATCATTGCGTTGATAGCTTTTACAGCGTTCACTTTGTCGCTTGGCTTTGCGTCTGTGTCTAATCCTTTGGCTATCGTAGACAACACATCAAGGCTGTCTGCAAGCGTCCATGTGACACGTTCTGCAACGGCTGCTCGTAATTCGGCAACCCTTGTTGAAACATTGCTATCAGCCATTAGCCTGCAAGCATTCGCTTGGCTGGTCTCTGGTTTAGTTGTCGGCTTAACATTAAAGGCTGTTCTGTAAGCCTCTGCTTGGCTTTTGCCTGATGCTACTTCTTGAGCGAATCGCTCTTGTTTAGGTGTTAACGCCATTTGTCTCAGCTTCCATAAAAGGTCTGGTGAAAACCTTTTAGAGCATCTCAGTCATTGTGTCTATCCATTACGGATTCCGCCCTTCCCTTCAGATACCCGCGCCGCCAATCTATATCCATATCAATATATGAAGAATCAACTGGAGGCGTATTGTGCAAACCCGCTTGGTAACCAGATTCAAAATAGGATTTACGCATATTTTCACCCACAGCATTCAGATTATCACTGACCAATTCAATAGTTTCAATTGCAATCAGCTTTGACAGATAGTGCTGCGCCTTCTTCAAATCCTCAATCCCGTTCTTGTCACGATAGCGTGCAAGGTACTTTATGCAGTTCCCTTGCAGAAATCCTGAGAAAGCTTCTGCCGACATCCAGGACTCCATTGCTTGCCAAGGCTGAACGCTCTTGGATGCGTAATGGTCTCCGCCTACCTGATGTGAATTAATATTCTCCATCATCTTCCTCCTCGTCGTAATCAAACGGATCATAACCCTTTAGCATTGCATCTACTGCAACCATGATAGGCCCAGTGATACGCACCTTGCCAGCTTCCATCTTGCGAATGGTTGTGCCGCCATTGTCAGGCGATAGGCGGAGAGCGTCCGCCATCTCGTTTACGCTATAGCCCATGTAGGCTCTAGCTAGTTTAAGCTTTGCTGGCGTCATGGCGCTTCTCCACACCAAAGTCCACACTCAGCATCCATGTCTGGGTCTTCATTAAAAAATCCTTTAAATAAATCTCCCTGATTACGAGCAGCATCAATTAACTGATTATATCCGTATCCAGAGCGAAACGTTGCCGCGCTTTGTTTTGAACAAATATCGCTGGCAAAGCTTTCCATGTCGGCCCACCATTTCAAAGTACCTGGCTGCGTCCGCTCAATCTCCATTAACTTTGGACGCGCCTTTAAAAAGCAGCCATCGCAATTTCCCTCGAATGGCAGCAACTGCAAGTCAAAATCTTGCTCTGCCCACCAAGTGCGAACATCTCGCTGCGTAACTCCATCTTCAAATAAGGGGAAAACGGAAACCCAAGGGTCTTTACCTTTTTCGTTAGCAGATGCTCCACGAGATACACGGTGGCCTTCGTCTGCCCTAAGCCCAACCACGTTAGTCCATTTTTTATATCCCTTGGACTTCATAAAAAACTTCATGGGTTCGATTTTTAATTCTGTAGTGCAAAAGCGCATCACGCTGTTTGGTAGATATTTCTTGCGCTCAATCAAAGCACGGAATGGCTCTCCGTTTCGGCTGGCACTGTTGTAACCAATTTCAACAAACCGATCCTCATAGCTTTTGGCTTTCCGATCTGATTGCTCTAGCCAATGAATATTAATTCCCCAGCGGCTTTGACACTCATGCACAAAGCGCAATGTTTCTTCGCGCTCTTTGCCTGTGTTGGCAAAAGTCACATGAACATCATCTGGTAACACTCCTCCATGTGCGTCAAGGATATGCTTGAGCATATATCCAGATGTTCTACCACCACTGAATGATATGAGTGCTGGCCCATGAATGAGGTAAGGATTGACCTTTTCCTCCGTCATGCTTCTTCCATCTCTGCTGCCGCTGCCATCTTCTGCAGTGAGTGAACAATGGTGCTGTGATCGCGGTTCATAATTCTTCCAATCTCTGTGGTTGAATAGCCCTTGCCTCTCATCCACACAA